ATAGTATTTAGACTTTTGCCCGTCTAGGTGGCTTTTAGCGCTGGCAACTTGCTCTTTAAGCGCTAGTTTTTTTCTTCTTATATCTCTATCTTCGTCTGTATCTTCGTCGTAAGAGAATTGATCTTCCATAAGGAAGTTAATTTCTTCTATATTTAAATGAGGTTTTGTTTGCTTGTAGTATTCGTATAATAAATCTTGATCTTCTAGTTTACTATAATCTTGATTAAGTTTAACATAATCATTTAAATCTCCACCAGTATCCTCCATAAAGTCTATTAACTTTTGAATATTTTCTGGTAATGGTTCACCGGTTTCCATTGATTCTGTTAAAGCTTCTTCTACAGCTTCAGCTGTTGCTTCTACAGTAACTTCTTTTTCACTACTATCTTCAGTAATTTCTTCTAATACTGGAGCTTCTTGTGTTTCAGTTTCCGGTTGTACTTCTTCTTGTTCTTGTGTGGGCTCGGCATCTTTAGACTCTGCAACCACTCCGCTGTTGTCAGCGTTATCTTCTTTAGTTTCATTTTTTTCTTCTTTTGGTGTTGGGGGTTTATTTAAATCTACTTTTAAAACGTTATCGTTTCCAGCAGATTCAAATTTTGTTTCTTCAACTTGTTCAGTTGCTTGTTGGGTAGTTTCTTCAACTACATCTTCTAATTTTTCTTCCATAATATAATATAATAATAATTAATAATTTTTTAACTAGGGTCAAAACTACCTAAATTAAAATCTCCACCAAGTATATCATTACCTGATGACTCAAAGTTTTTAGGTGGTTTCTTGTTTAATCTTTGATCTATAAGCTCACTTTGTTGTGATGCTTGCATTTTTGTTCTATTGTCTTTACGATCTTCTTTTACGGTTTCCTTCATGTCTGCTTTCTCCATGTTCATTTTTTGAAGCTGTTGGTTTATTTCAAATTCAAATTGCATTAACTTCATTTTGTGTTGAACTTCTAACTCCATTTGTTGGGTTTTTAATCCAGATTTTACTTCTTCTAGTTGAGCTTGGCTTTGTGTTATTGCTTGGTTTTTTTGAACTTCAGCCTGAGCAGCAACTTGTTGAGCCTGTGCATTTGCTTGAGCTTGAGCCTGTATATTTTGTTGTTGCATTAACTGATCTTTTTCTAATTTTTTAGTTCTTCTAATCTTTAACACTTGATTAGCAAGTTTTACATTTCTTATTTCTCTAACATCAATAGCGTCTTCTAAATCTATACTACCTTGCTGTATTGCCATTTGAATATTGTTTTCAAGCATCATTTTTTCTTCTTCATCAGGCATAAGTTCTAAAAATATACCAAAATCATATAAATATAACTCAGAAATTTCTTCAAGAGTAGCTAGGTTGTGTCCTCCTATAGATTGCATAAACGCTTCTTTAGACGGTGAGTATTCTAATATATCAGATATTCTAAGTGACAAACACTCACAAGTTTCAGCCGTCAAGAATAATCCAGCTTGCAATATATGTCTAGTTGCTGTATTAGAATTTGCTGCGGCTAACTTCTGTACACCAACTAAAGCGTTTTTATCTGGTAAACTACCATCTCTAGCTTCATTCAACCCGGTTACATCTCTTATCATTTGTAAGTAGTAATTATAATTGCCTATAAGCGCTTGCATTTTATTACCACCAGATCCGGATGTAATTTCTTGAATTGGAATTTTACCTGGATTTTGATCTCCTTCTTGAGTGAACGATCTACCTATTACAGACCCAGTTTGGAAAAACATGTTTAATGCTTCTTGTGGATTATAATTTGTTCCGTTACCTAAATCAACCTCAGCTAAACCATCGGCATCTAAATAAACGCCATCTGGAACCATTCTTGACATTATTTGTTGAAGTTTCAAGTGAGTTAATTGAATCATATCAGCAAAACCTGTTACACGTCTTACTAAAGAATCAATTTTACCATCATACATTCTAGGAGCAACAATAGAGTAATTCATTTTAACTTTAGTAAAATTACTTTTAGGACGCATCATGTTTTTAGCCATTTCCCATTTAAGTAATTTATCAGTACCAAGAATTATAGCGCCTTCATATAAACACTCTATAGATCTTAACATTTTACTATATCCACCTTCCATATCTTTTGGAGGATTAAATGTATCGTCTTTTGGTATAATTTTATCAGCACCAGTTCCAGTTTCTTTTACTTTATAAACTTCATTCATGTAGGTTTTATAATTAAAATATAAAACTTGAATAGTGTTATTATCTTCTTTATCTAAAGAATATCTAGTATTATAACTGTTTCTGTTAAACGATTTATTTTTCATTATATCTTCAAGATCACTTTCTGATAAATGTGGAAATTGTTTTGCTAGTTCATTAACTGGAATACTTTTAACTTCACCAACATAATATATATCATCAAAATAAGGAGAGTCTGAATAAGAATAAACAAGATTTGCAGGGTCAACATAATCTATAGTAACCCCTTCAGATGTATTAAACCCTGTTTTAACAGCGCCAATACCTAATACTGTTAAATCATAATAAAACTGTTTTTTTATTAACTCGTATTTATTACCTTCTAACAAAACATTTAAAGCTTGTTCTTGCGCGATCTCAATAGACTGCTTGTATGTTAACTGCATGTGTAAAGCTAGCTCTTCTTTAGAATCTGGTAAATCTTCTTTATCATGCTCAGATATTTGTATACCAAAAGCATTTTCTGAAAACTCATTTAATTCTTTTGTACGCATATCAGCTAATATAGATTCCATATATGCAGTTCTTTTACTTACCCCATATGTGTCTTGAGAAAAAGCTTTTATATCATACATTCTCTCTGTCATTCCATTTACAACTATATCTACAAATTTAGATATAATTGGAACAGGTGTCCAGTCTAAATTTAAATAGGACAAATCACCATTTATAGATAACTCATCCTTATATTTTTGAATAGACTGCTCGCCTCTAGCGTACAATCTTAGATTATGAAAGTTATTTTGATTAGATTTATATCTATTAGAACTTCTATCATTATTGAACCACTCTTGCTCTATAGCTTTACCTACTTTTAAACCATAATCATAACTTAGCTTTTCAGCGTCACTTACGGTTTGGCTCGGGAAATAACTTTTAATGCCAGACTCTGCCATATTTATTATTTGATTATTTGTGAATTAGTTCCAGTATTACTATACTTGGAAACGTTTATGTTTAATTTAGGTTTTTTAACCTTTGCATTTGGTGCATATAAATGCCTGTTATTAGCCATGATTGCTAATCCAGAACTTATTGATGCGTCAAATTTTGTTCTTTTGTTTATATCAAATCTACTCCAATCGTTTAGTAAAATATTAAAATATAAATCTCCAAATGTTCCATCTTGTTTCATGCCCACGTGATCTTGAATATACATTTCAATTGCTGCCGCGTGTGCTTGTTTTATATCCTCACTTGAGTTAGGTATTCCACCTACTTCTTTTTCTGCTACAGATAGTTTATTCCATATTTTATCTGGCCTGTTCATACTAAACCCTCTATATCCTCTTCTTCTTAAATAATATAATAGTCTTGGTTTATTATTCTCTGCTAGTATAGGCATGCCATAAAATACTAATGCCATTAAAACGTCTTCAAAAAATATTTCAGCCGTAGGTGGTCTTGATAAGTATTCTAAAAAAAAACTATTTGCAGGAGCGTCCTCCATACTAAACCTTGTCAGTCCGTGCAAAGCTCCTTTAGATCCTTCTCCATCTACGGTTCCTGAGATGTCATACGAGTCACAACCAAAGGCCCCCATATGTTCATTACCAGGATATTTTATACCATTTTTAAGTACCACTCTATTTTGTATTCCAGAAGGTGGAACCCAGCTTACTTTAAATCTACCTTTTGGATCTGGATAGAATATTACTTGTGAATCTTTTATTCCATTAACCCATTGAAAATTACCAGTTGTAATTCCTAAGGTTCTAGACATTTCTTCGTTATAATCTATCTGCTCGTATATTTTTATTAAGTTAAATATACTGTTTTTTGTTTCGTCACGAAAAGCATGCTCTGTAGTTCTTGGAAATTGGCGATAAAACTCATTTAAAGCGTCTTGATCGTCTTTTAAACCGTCTGCTTCATTTTGCCAATTATCTATTACACCTACATCTATTAATTCACCGTCTGGGGCAAGCACATTGCTGTCAGGAGTAGTGAATACTGGAATTCCGTGCTCGTCAATAAATCCTTCGTAGTTCCATTCCATTGGGATAAACAAAGAGTATAAACCAGATTTTGTTTGACCATTTCTATTTCGCTTAGTGACATCTGATGCATTGTATAATTTTTTAAAGTTATCACCTCCTTTGTCTAAAGCATTTGATGTTGATCCCATCATACACTTACCAACTATTCTACTACCTAATCTTAAACATGTTTTTGTAACTCTCCAGTTGTTTAATATATTATCAGGTCTTTCCCATTTACCGCTCTCATCGTGTACTAGTAAGTTTAGTTTTTCACCATCATAACTATTGTCTCCAGTATTTTTCCAATCAATAGTTGTATCTAAACCTTGTATCTCTTCTAACTTTTCGTTAGTTGTAATTTTTTTTCTTGTAAATTTGCTAGCTGGCACACGATAAGCAAGTTCTGATTTAGGGCGATCCATACCATCTTGTATAGGCTTGAAAAAGAAAGGATAGTTTATACTTATTGGAACTACTTTGTCAGTAAACATCTTCTTAGCATCTGATCCTGTTTTAGATAAGATGCCATATCTACTATCACTTGCAAGAGTGGCTAAATTAACTGTTTCTGCACTTGACATGAAAGAAAATCCAGATCGTCTATTTTTTAAGTAGCACATACCATAACATCTTTTATCTACTTTACAAGCTTCCCAAAATAAATAAAATAATCTATTTGCTTCTCTAAAATCTGGAGCCCCAACGTCTATCTTGCTCCATTGCAAGTACATATAGTGAGTACCTGTTATATAAGTTGGTTTACCATTGTTTATAAACCAAAACCCTTCATCTCGTCTTTTAAACTCTTCGTCTATATAATCAAACCATTGATCTTTGCTTTCTTCTGGATAACCTCTCCAATCAAAAATATTTTTAATATTTTTTAATTCATTAGGATATTCTGCTTTAACCCACTTATCTAGTTTGTGTTTGAACACTTGCACTGGCGCTTTTGGCAAAGCGATTTGCAAATTTTGTATTTCATAGATTTCACCAATTTGACCAGTTTTTGATAGTATGATAATATCATGTTCTTTATCGTATCCATATTTCCATTTTTTACCTTTATTAAGACGACTAATAGTCGTTTTTTTTATAGGGTCGATTATTTTATATAAAGTTTGTTTGTACATTACTTAGATCTTCCTTCTGCAAATCCTTTAAATACTCTTTCTTTCTTTTCTTCTGTAACTTTACCTTCAAGCAAATTCTCTTCTTCTTGTATTCTATTAAGTATTTCAAACGCGTCAAATATAGCTAGTTTTTTAGTAGCTGCAGCATTTTTTAATCTATCCGCTGATATATCATCGTCTGAATCTACAATTGCTTCCTTAGCAACTTTAATCAGTTCTTCAACTGCTTTATGCCCAGCTTGGATTATATTCTTCTTCGTCTCCTTGATATTCATATTTGATTGTAATAAAATTAGATA